TAGCCTTAGAGCTTCTAAGATAGAAGGTATGTTAAAAACCTGTTAATAACTTGTTGATAACTAGGGGGGTTATTAACAATTATTTTCAACGTCTTTTATTTCGCAAGCGAACTTTCGTTCGCGAGAGAGAGATTTTTTTTATCAATAATTATAGGTTTTTTTGATGGAATTTCGCTAATTTCATTTTTTAAATTAAACAATCTTTCTAAGAAATTTATCTGATTTTCATCTGTAATATTTTTAAAATGTTTACAAATATATGATCTATTTTTCTCACCAAATTCTGCCCAAAATTGAGGGGTCTTGTGAAATGTATTTTCAAAATCATCCATTAACCCAGATATATCTTTTCTGTATTTAGAATTGTGTTTAAAAAAACTTTTGACGAAGACCATATGATTTTCTGAATCATATTCTAAAAGGTCTGGTCTTTCTTGGTTAAAGAATTCTAGGGCTTCTGCTACTTGCTTTATATCAAGACGCACTGCATCGCAAAGTGATCCGCGGGGCATCTCGTAGATACCACTAACATTTGTAAATTTACAAGGATGTATTCCTGTGATGCAGTATGATAATATTATTTTTTGATATACATCTAAACTATGCACTCTTGGATCGGTCCAAAATCTAAAGCTAAGCTTCCTATATTCTGCCATTTATAAAATCTCCTAAAATGTTCACTAGAATTAATAAAAATTAACGAGAAACGGAAAAACACTGATCTTTATTGAGTGTTTTTTCCCATTCTTTTTCTAGCAATTTCATTTTATGAGATTGCAGCATTTCAAGCTGATTTGCTGTAAGATAAGACTCCGGGTTTGCACTTGGTAGATCGATGTGGTTGAGGATTAAAATATTGGTTTGTTGTTTATTTGCAACAATATTATTTTCTATTGACATAATTTTAGATTTTTATATTGTGGTGACACCTACTCTTCACTAGAGGGTAGCACCGAGATACGGGTCAGTCAGGGGGGGTCAGTCCTACGAAACGAAACCCCCCTGGCCGATGCCAGGAACAAACTTCCCAACACTAATCAGGTTTTTATCCCTGATATCTTTGTTAACATCATAATTCTTTTGTGGTGTAAAAGTGTATCATTATGATACACTTTAAAGATACTATCTCTAAAAATCCAGAAAGTTCTTTGTTATAAAAAGGAATGATTAAATTTTGTATCACGCTGATACATATTTTCTCACTCTCTTTTACTCTCTGTTTAGTTAAACCACTGTCTGATTTTTAAAGAAATATACCAAATTAAAAAACAAACTGTAGCTAAAGTTAAAAAAATTAATGCAAATTCAAATTCTTTTAATGAAAAAAATACAAAGGAAGCAATTTGAAATACATAAAACAAAAATATTATAAAACCTTTCATTATTCTCCTTATTTTAATCCAGCAATTAAACAGTAGACAGGGAACAGGCTAAATGCTAGGGTTGATAAAGAGATTGCGACTTGTTCTATAAAGTTCATTCTTGCGAAATCATTTATTTCTTTCTTGATATTTTCGTTAAACATAGTTTTAATAAAAAAAGGGTTAGTATTGCTCCACAAAAAATGCTAACCGAATTACTTATTAACCAATAGGACAATAAGTAAGGAAAATCGGGCGATCATAAATTGAGTTGTGTGTGCGAAAACTTCTCTCAATTTGTGGTCGCTTTTTTTATGGTTGATGGTATTAGAATATGATAATCTTGCTAAGTCAACAATTTTTTTAACTAGATGTTAAAAATATTTATACTATGTCAAAATAATACACTATTGACATTATATAAAGAAAATCTTACCATATCGTCAAGTTTTTTAATATTTTATAAAAAATCTATGATTATGACGAATAAAAGAGAGAAATTTCTAAACACAGAAGAATTTGATAAATTTGCAGAATTTTTGGATGAGATGGGTATAGGTGCGCAAGAATTAATTGATATCGAAGGCCTAGATAATACCAGGCAGGCTATGTTTTTAAGATTAAACAAGAAGCGTGTGAGAAGGGCGTTTGCCAAGAAAGTAGTTGAAGCTAAAAAGACATCATTAGAAGGTAAATTGAAGAAATTCGACAAATTGGAGTTTTAATATGACAAAAATAAGCAAAAGATCCACAAAAAGCACTACAAAATCCGCAGGGGTTAAAAGTAACAAAAGTAGCTTTGATAAGCATGAGGTAATAAAACGCTATAGAGAAAAGACGGCGGGCCTTAAGGGTGACGAACTAGCGACAGCTCAAGCTGAAGTTGTTGCTGATGCAATAATAGAAAGTCAAGAAGATCTGGTAACAAGGGAATATTTTGATCTGAAAATAGAGCATATAGATATGAAGTTTGAATTACTTCAAAAAGATCTATTAATAAAAATACCTGCGGTTATGACAGTATGGCTAGGTATTGCCGTTGCTATAATAAAACTATCGCAGTATCTCTAAATCATGAAATCCACATACATAATCCCATTACTAATAGCCTTCCTAGCCGCTTTGCTTTTATTAATACCAAAACCATCCTTAGCAAAAAGAGCTAACCCAGAAAGCTATTACCAAAATAAACACTGTAAGGGCCACGTAGAGTACAAGTTAGATGATAATACAAGGGTAGACTGCCTAACTAAAGATTTGGCTATAGAATTCGATTTCGCTAACAAATGGGCCGAAGGAGTAGGGCAGGCATTATACTACAGCGCTAAAACAGGAAAAAAGGCAACTGTAGCATTAATTATGGAAAATAAAGAACATGACCAAAAATACCTAAAAAGGCTTTACAAAATAAGGTCTAAGCATAACCTTGATTTAAAAATCATTGAAATTTATAAATAGGAGAGAGATATGAGAAGAATAGATATAGCGGTTACTTTGCTTTTGATTGCGGCTAGTTGTGCTAGTTTTGGGAAAGGGAAGGTTGTTGAGACGGTTTTGAAGGAGGGGTCTATTTTTTGTAAGTCAGAAAAAAGTTTCAAGAAATTTGTTAAAACTAGCCAATCTTTTATGGCTGACCCTAGTAAAAGAACAGCATTAGAAAAGGTATTTGATAAAAAAAGATGTGTATGGTCTAGTAAGGAGCCTTACAAAGCTGCTGTCATAGAATCTTATATGCAAGAATTCAATGGGAAAAGGCTGCACATAGCCAAAGCCATGGCCTACATAAACGGCAAAGCTACAATAATCTGGACAAACCCAGCATCTATTCAGTAGCCACCCACTTCCTCATCTTCTCAATCCAACCCATCTTCTCAAACAAGAACATGAAGATGTTAATTGTTGCGGCATATAAAAGCATTTGTGATATAAGGCCCTCAAAAACTCTGCCCACAAATCCAAACAATACGGTGTTAAAGAATAATACTATGGCAGGAGAGTTAAGAAGAGTCATTATTCTGGATTCACTTCTAAATACCTTACGCCAAAACATTGTTAGCTCCTTTTGGGCCTTGAGGTAGTGATCGTATAATTTTAGCGAGATCTTGGCAATTAATTTCTTTGCGCTTGATTTCTTTATTACTATTAGATTTTCGTCGTCTTGTGCCATATTAATAGAGCTGTTTGTTGATTAATTGGGGTTAATTCTTTTCTAATTTTAAACTTTCTGATTACTTTCTTTTTTTTCTTCAGAGCATTTATCATTTTCCTGAACATTTACGTCCCTCCTTTTTTGTTTTCTTATTTTTTTATAATAAGGATCAATCCTCTTTTCCTGCAGCTTAATAAGTTTTTTAGTCTGTTTAAGGTTACAAGATGTGCAATAAGGATATTCTGCAGCTAAGCAATCTTTTGTTGGAGTATAAAAAGAGTCACAACTAAGGCATCTAGGCCTATTTTCTAGCTTTATTCTTGTGTTGAGTAGCATTTATAGGGGTCTAAATTTATTATTCAAATAAAAACCGAACATATTTCGGTTATCTTTATCTTTGATTGAAAGATGTACCCAGGTTTTTTCAATGAGGCATTGGTCAACTTCTATTCCTTCTTTTTTAATCGCCCTTACAATATCTTCTGGGGTGCCAAACTTAAAGCAAATGAAGTCAACAGCTTGACCTTCCATATGTTGAGAGTTCTTACTTCCTCCAACTAGATCATTAAGTTCTGAGCATCTGTAGCCTGAAGTAATTCTTATGGGATGACCTAAGAAATCCCTTATTTCTTGTATTTTATCTGCCGTTGTGCATAGATCTGATAGAATAACAATACTATCAGTTGAATTGTCAATATTGTGCCTTTCTGCTGTGTCTGAATGAAAGAACTCTTCGGGGCTAAAGTTTTTTCTTTTCAATAAACTTGCCCCTGGATTGGTTCTTACGTTACTAGACACTTTATATTCCTCCTCTACACTGTATAAGTTCATCTCCGCACAAGGTGCAGTATTTCTCGTTGTGTTGAAGAATTTGTTCTTTAGTTCTTCGAGAAAGCGCAGAAAATTCATTGTCATATTGGGTAATAGGGGTTGATATTATGCAAAAACTACTTTTGCTTGCGTCCGTATTTTTGCAACTTACGATCAAGCTCAGGATCGCTAAGAGCAGAAATATCAGAATCGATTTGTTTTGCCTTTCTAACATTCTTCAAGGTTTCGTTTAGTTTATTATTTTCTCTTTGTGTTTTGCCTACGAAAAAACCTAGAAACACTAAAAAGAAACCAAATATTGCTTTTATAATTTTTACCATCTATCAAAATCATTATTAAGCCACAAAGCTATCATTGTAGCTATTACAAAAAATCCTATCCAATAGCTATTAACTATTGAGTCCATCACCAAGTCTGGCATATTATTTTTTCTTTTGTTCAAGAACAGATGTACCAAGTAAGCCAACACCAAAGCCAATCAACCAATTAGCTGAAGCATCTAGCTCACTAAAATTAGTAACATCACCCATAAGACCAGTTACAAATAGAGCGAACTTCTCCATCAAACCAAAGCCAGTACAAATCATTCCAGTTAATCTCTTTGAACTGAACGATCCCCAGCGGTCTTGTAATATTTGAGGTACAGTATTTTTACTCATAACTATATAAACATTTTAACAGCTGCTTGTCCTACTGCCTTGCCAACTACTATAGAAATAGTTATTAAGGAGATTCCAATAGCTATACTTAATATAGATACCCAAATGCGAGCTTGTATGCGATGATGATCTAAATATGCAAGCCATTCGGCAAAAACTTCTGCTATTACGCTTTTTTTGTTATTTTTTGCCATTATTGCTTATTATTACGTGTATTAACTTATCAATTTTTTCGTTAGTCTCTCTATTAGATTCCTCAACTTTTTTATTGAGTTCTTCTATTTTAATTTCTAACGCTTTAGTAACTTCTGCAGTAATCAAATATCTAAGTCCCTTTACAACAATTCCAAAAATACCAGCAATAATACCAATAGTGGTCCAATGAGATGGATCAGAGGCGGTTTCTGCTACTTTTTGAAATTGTTTTTCCATTAATTAAGTTGATCTAATTCTGATTGATTAGCGGCTTGCTTAATATTGTTGATTTTTAAGCGCGCTGCTGCACGTGCATCCTTAATATTTTGTGGACATGCTGTGCCATTATCAACTTCTCTTATGATATACCAATCAGTTGAGTTTAGATATTCTTGCTCTGTTTTGATTAAGGCATCTTTTTGTGGATCTATATCATCAACCCATTGATTGCTGCCAAAATCCCATTTTCTTATCGGAAAATCAATAGGCGCTTCACCGACAAAGGTTATGTCAGATCTATTTAAATCAACGGTTGATACTTCAACGGCCTTGCCATTAGAGTCAACATAGCAATAAGTTCCTTTTTGTAATGTCATTATAAAATCTCCTCAATAATTATTCCGCTCTTCAGTGCTCCGCCAAAGTATGCAGTAGAAGTGTTTCCATTAATATAACAAGATCCGGCACTAGAGCCATATCTCAATTTATATGTCCTAGATGAAGTTGAGCCAGAGCTCTCAAAGTATATAGCTGTTAGAACTCTATTTCTTCCCCCTGTGTCATCATGTGATGCTGAAGCTGCAATAGCATCTGCGTCACTATCTTTAAATAGCGCTATAGCCATTTGTTGCGTACCATTGGCAGCTAGAACAGCATTAATAGTTATTTTTAATGTTGAAGTAGCATATTTTGGAGTAAACGCTAGAGTGGTAAATTCTGCTCCTTCAGTATTTTGAGGAATAGTATTGTCAAAAGGAATGGCTGTTGATGTATTTGTATAAGTTGAAGATAATGAGCTATCTGTTTGAACTAGACCAATACCAACCGCACTTCTTTCCTCATTAAATAACCTCGGATCAAAAGCTGTAACTGATGTGCCTTTTTCTAATTTGATATTAGTGATAAATGCAGTATCAGCAACTGTTGCATCTGTATCATCTAGCCAGATTAATACAGCAACATTTGCCGTTGAAGAGGTATCAATCGAAACATTGGCAATAGAAAAAGTTTGATAAGAAGTTGTTAATGTTAGGTCGCTTGGAGTGTTCTCATAGGTCCAATTAGTTGCAAGGGAAGGATCAGTTCCTGCTCCATTCCAAGTTGCAACAACATCAGTTGTTACAGAATCAGCAGTACCAGTCCAAGAAATAACAGCAGCCCTTAATGTTTCTAGGGTTGCGTTTGATCCACCTTTTCTTGCGCTAAATGATAAAGAAGCTGTGCTTCCAATCATTGCTGCTGAATCAGCAGCGCTAAGCACATGAAGGCAAGCCCATTGTTTGTTAGCTGTTTCTTGGTCGAACTTAATTGCCGAATAAGCGCCAGTTGGAACTGTAGTAGTTTCTTGAGAGACATCAGCAATGTCATTCCCATCTGATAATAGGCGAATACCATCAAATAAAATAGTATCGTCATTATTGGCTGGAGTTGTTGTTGAATCAAAAGTTGTTCCTCTGGTTGAAACAGAAGCCTGACCGTTAGTAACATAGTTACGATTAAAAGAAGGGTCAGAAAAGTTTAGTGCATCAATATAAGGTTTCTGAGGGTTTAGAACAACAACATCTGTGCCATCATAAAGTAAGTCATAATATTGGTCTTGCTGTAAATCACCAGATTCTACATCAACTTTAGCTCCAGCACCATCATATTTTTTCATATTCTTGGCACCAACAGCTGAAATATTTAAAGTAGAAGCGCCTGTATTATCAGCATTTATTTTAATATTGAATCTAGATCCAGTAGCATAAGCAGTTATAGCAGGAGAGGGTGTTGCTGTGTAAGTATCAGCAGATCCACCAGCTGTTCCAAGGGTAGTATAAGTACCATCTTGAACCTGACCTAACGCTATAGAATCTGTTCTTGCGCTACCGTTTGTTAATCCAGTGAGCTTCTTAGAGTTCATTGGAATATTGGCAGTGATAGTAGTTTGACCATCCTTTGTAATACAATTAGATAAGCCGGTTGCCATACCATCCATCTCACCATCCATTCTTGATGCTGTAATATTTACTGAATTACCTAAGTCGGTTACCCAATTATACAATCTTTCAAATGTTCCTGATCCGTTAAATGCCATTTAAATTTTCTCCTGTTATTGGTTTGTTACGAAACTAGACGACCCAACTGCTGCACCTTTAGTTAGAAGATCAACAATGCGTCTTGTTTTTTCATTAATAATTGCCTTACTTGCTTTTTGAGGTAGGGCGGATTTCACTATTTCTTCAGCTACTTTATCAGCTTTTAATATCTGAGATCTTGAAGAAGCATTTCTAATAGCAGAGCTTGCAGCTTGACTCATTGTAGTAGATGCAATACCGCTGCCACTTGCAAATGTTCCAATTGGAATTAATCTGCTTCCAAAAGTTCTAAGGGTATCACCGACAACACCAGTTTGAGCCGCTTCTTTAATTAACTTTTTCTCTTGTGCAGAAAATCCTCTTAATCTATTAGGGTTGCTAATTAATGTTCTAAAGCCACTCTTAATTGCAGTTGCTGGGTTATCACTAAGCTCAGCTCTTGTTATGATTTTTTCAATATCTCTAAGTTTTGCTGATTTAGCCCAGATCTTTCTGCCTCTTTTTAATGCTTCAAATCCCTCTTTAGTTCCAACCACATCTTCTGCCTTAACATCTTCTATGGATTTTCTGAAAGCATCTTGAATCTTTTGCATCTTAAAACCTTCTTTTGTTAGTTTTCCAGTTGTTTTATCAACCAAAGAATCAATTCTATCGCCTAAGATTTCATCGATTTCTTGAGCGGCTTGTAGGGATATTTTTCTATTCTTTAATTGGTCAATATCATTAACTAATTTTGTGAAGCTATCATCTCCAGTTAATAATCTAGCTTCTTTTGTTTGAGGAGTTAGCTTCTTAACATTGTTAATGAATTTATTGGTGACGTTTTCTCTTAAAACTCCACCCTTATCATTAGCTTCTTTATATGTAGCACTTGCTATATTTCTTAGATCATCGGAGGTAACTTTTGGATTAACTTCTTTTTTAACAAGCTTCTTAACTCCTTTGGCTGTTTTACCTAAACCTCTAAGGGCGCCAGCAGTTGCTACAGAAGTAGCAGCGCCAATAGCAGCTTGTTTTGCAGCCGCTTCTAAAGTACCTTCTTGAGTTGGAGTTAAGCCGGCAACTGTGCCTCCCGCAAGGGCAGCACCTTTTAATGCGCCAAGTCCTGCACCAACAGGAGCTGTTCCAATTATTTGACCAGCACCTCTACCAATCTTTTGAGCGGTAGTCAGGCCTTCTCTTTCTCTAGCAACCTGAGCCCCAACCTTTCTTGAAAGATCTTCTCTTCCTGCAAGTTCAGCGCCTCTTTGGAATGCGCCAGCTGCAAGTTCACCTAAGCCAGGGCCTATTTCTAGGATTCCTTCTTTTAGGCTATCGATAAATGTTGCGGCGGTTCCAGCTTGTGCAACTTTAGTGCCTGCGCCTTGTAGTAGGCCGCGTCTTTCTGCTTCTTTTATTACGGCAGCTTTCTCAGGAGTTACTAAACCTCGTCTAACCGCTTCTTGTAAAATTTGTGTTCTTGAGAGTGTTGTCATTTTAAGGCCTTATTCCAAATTCAATTAATTTCTGGTTTATTTCATCATTTGATAAACTTTTTAGATTGCGACCCTTCTCAGACTTACCAGCCTCCTTAAGCTGCGCCCTAAAATCCTTCCTAAACTGACGATCAAACTTCTTCTTCTCAGCTCTAAAGTCAGTAGTAAACCTACCTTCAGATTCTAGGTCAGATGCAAGGTCAGCAAGTTTTTGGTCATAACTACTTAAAGTTCTAAGAACGCCTATTGCTTTTTTGGTTGCTAACTCAGAAGTGCCTAATTCAAATATAGTTTTCTTAGCTAGATCCAATTCCTTCTCAGAAATTGCACCTTTTAGCTTACCAGTAGCCTGGATTGTTAAGTCAGAGACTCTTTGTTGAATGATTCTAGTATTAGCAGCTTTATCTAAATCAGATGGAAGGCCAAATGCTGCAGAAAATTCATTAAGAGTTGCAACCTTAGAAGCGCCAGGTCCAACAAAAGCACCGTCATCTAAAGCACTTTCAATAGCATCTAGGTTAATATTAAATTTAGCGGCATTATCACCTTGCTCTAGAATATTATTCAGTCTAACAGCTTTACTTTTGCCAGATTCTTTCTTGAAAGATGATTCCAATTCGCCGGTTTTTACTTCTACCAAAGGTTTTGTTGAAGTTGCTTTTTGTACTGCTAAATCAGCTTGTTCAGGGCTAATTAGGCCAGCATCTAAGTCAGATTGAATTTTACCAATATTACTAAGCGGAGTAGGGGATTCTAGGCTACCAAGCAACTGTTTAGCCACAAAAGCCTCTCTAGTTTCTGGAGATAATTGTTTAGCTAACTCAGGATCAATGCCAGCATTTGAAGCAAAAGCTAGTTGACTTTGTCTTTCTTGTTCAGCTAATTTCTTACGAGCTCTGTTCTGTGCAAAAGCCCCAATAGCTGCATTTCCAAGTTGCGCGGCTAATACACCATATCCACCCCTTGGATCAAATCCAATGCCTTGCTCAGCTCTTTGTGAGATTTGACCCGCTTCAGCTAAAGCTTGTTGTAATACTCTTCTATCTACTGTCATTATTGGACCCTCCTGAAATCTGCGTCAATCATAGCGTAAATAACTGCCTTAGTGCCGTTCTCTAGAGTTATTACGGCATCAGGGTTTATCTCTTCTACGTCTTGAGCCATTACGCCTTCATAGCGGAATTCGCCATATTTCTTATCCTTATATTCAAATTCAAAGATTGGTATTCCGCTTGGTGAGACTCCTACTTGTTCGATATTTTCTTTTAGGCGTATGTCAGAAAACGCCGCTGCAATAGCGGAGCTACCAGTACTTCCTAGGGCGCCAATTAATGCAGCATTTCTTTGCTCTCTTCTATCTTTTCTTGCTTGATCAGCTTGGAAAGCTCTATTTAATCCAGCCTGTTCAGCACCAAATAAATCTAAGCCGCTTGCTCTTGGCTGGAACTGATTAAAGCCAATACCTCCAACTTGCTGGGTATTAAGCAAGGAGGCGATTTCGTTAAACCTTGCAGCCCTTTGTGCCTCAACTGTGGCAACACTTTCTCTTTGCAATTCTCTTAACTGTCTATTTTGCTGTCCTTCTAAACGATTAAATTCTTGATTATATGCCTCACTACCAGCAGGGATTCCTTGATCAGCAAGCTCTTGTTTTAACCTATCTCTTTGTTCATCAAAGTCTCTTTGGAACAATTGTCTTCCTTCTTCAAATCGCGCCTCAGCATCAACTCCCGGCAGGTTGCCAGAAAGGGAAGAGGAAAGTGCAGAAGCCAAAGATTCTTGTCTTAATCTTTGGCTTTCTGTAAACGGACTTTCCTCTAATCGGATAGTATTGGTTGACGGATCGAAGAATTGACTACCTAAGGCCGTTTCGATGTTGGGATTATTTATTAATAAGTCTTTTTGTTGTTCTCTTGATAAATTTTTAAATACATTCATTGCGGTTAATTGCTCAGGAGTCGATATTGTTGATAATCCTTTAGCCTTTCTTCTTGCATTAAAATCTTCAATAGACTCTCCTATTCCTAAAGTGTCTAGTGCACCGGTTGCTGCTAGTGATTCGCCGCCCGGAATTGAGCCTAAAATACCTCCAGCTGCTTTTTTAAAACTACTTCCAAATCCCATATCTATATTATATTATTAACGTTAACACTATAGTCTGTTCTAAACCAGAACAGCTGTTGCCCTTTTAAACTTGTTTTAATCCTCATGCCAATAGCTACGCCTTCGCCAGAGGATAAAACTAAATTACTTCTTGTTTGATTTTCAGGAGACCATGGAGTTACATCCCAAGCGGACGTATCCCATGGGCTTCCTGATGAAGTTGATGATGTGGTTTGGCTTGTTGTGCCAATACCATAATCAAAATTTACAATTGTGTTTAGACTTACATTTCCATCTATCTGAATTACATTCCTGAAAGAATTCATTGTTTTTTCTGCTGGAGTTCCTAAATTGCTATAGGCTGCTTGAATATCACATACAATAAAGTTGCCATCGTCATCAAATCCATCATCAGCTTTATAAACTTTACCCTGAACGCCAAAATAAAGATCGTTATTATAAAGGCCCCATGTTCTGGCATTCATTCCGGTAAATTTAGTTGCAGCGCCGGTAATAGTATTTATTACATATTGAACATAGTTAGAATTAGTAGCTTTGGGTACATTAAATAGTAACCAACCACCTTTTGGATATAATTCAACTTCCCATCCATAATTGCTTGAATATAGAGTGGCCGCTTCTAATGCTGCTCCAGATAATTTAGAGCGATTAGTAACGGCGCCATCATTTTTAAATACTTCTGAAAAGAATACAAAATCTTGATCTGTAATAATTACCACATCACCAGCGACTTTCTTAACGCCACGAATTGATAGCGGCCTTCCAATCTTATATGTTCCAACTAATGACCAATTAGAGGCATCTCCAGGGTCAGATCCTTGGTAAAGAATTGCATCACCACTAGACATTAGGAATAGGGCATAATCATCAACGCCATCGCCGCCATCTAAGTTCCAAGTTACCATAGAAACTAAGTTACCTCCAAAAGGAGCCACTCTTGATAATTGGAATTTAGTAAATGTGCCGCCAATTGCATTTGTTGCGCCATACCAAAAATCTTGTGCGTCAGAATCCCAAACATAAACCCTGTTTTTATGAACATTAACGCCGTCTAGATCGCTAGGGGTTAATCCTGATCCTGAAATTGTACTATTAGATAATGTAGAGCCATCATAAGTAAGCGGGGTGTCGTTACCATTAAGCATCAATAACTGAGCGTTAAAGTTAACATATTGCCATCTAGCATTACTTTTACCTGAAGCTAGATTTGAGATGCTTGCTGGATTTGTAATATCATTGATTTCATCAGAATTTGCGCAAAGGAATTTTCTTGTAGTACCTGAATTATATTCCATCAGGGTTTCAACTTCGCCAGTTAATCCAGTTGCATGTTCACTAAAGCCTTTTCTTGTACTAACTGAACCTTGATCAGGGAACCAATTTTCCATTAATACAGCATCTGTTGCCTCCATCTGGCTTTCTGCGTCTCTAGTATTCAAACCTCCAGAAGGTGAGGAAACATTGACTCTTGCAGCCTGACCACTTCTTTCTTGCTCTAAACCTAAATAATCTCGTCTTGTAAATACTACCACTATGAAGTTGTAACTAGAGTTGGATAACCAATTCTAGATTTATCAAAGGTAGATCTTCTCACATGTGTAATAGTTTTGTTAGCACCATTAATTGAGACTCGTTCTGCCAAGGCTAAATCTAGCTCCCTCTGCTTTTCCGCATAAGGACGCCCTTGCATAGCAAGCAGCCTCCAAGTCGCATCTAATCTTAATATGTAATCGTCAATAACAGGAACATCAGTATCAGCTTGCCATCCTGTTTGGCCAGTTCCACCACTATCTTCTACAATTTCATTAGAAATATATTCAAAAATGAAGCTTTCTACAGCTGATGGAGTAGGGTATAAAACAATTAAATCCTGCCTTATTCTAAAGTAGTCATTAACTGTTGCTCCAGTGATTGTGGCGTTATTTAATATTCTCCATTCTTCAGGAGTCATAGCGCCAATAACGTTTCTTTGTTGTGTTGTATTCCAAAAAGTATTATCAATAAATCTATCGAAATCACTCGGTAGGGCATATGTGGCAGTTGAGGCAACACTAGAAAACGTGTGTTCTTTTTGTAACTCTTGCCAATCAAATGATCTAGACAAATTAGTGATAGCTATTGTTATAGCTTGTAAAACCTGCTTAGCAGAATCTTCGTTATTACCAATAATAGTGCTTGGTACACTAGAGCTCTTGGTTTCTTTTAAAATGTCTTGTGCAATTGATAGCAGAGTCACTTATATTTATTCCTCTTTAAATTTATTTAATAATTCTATTAAAGATGCTTTTGAGGCATTTCCTTTATATTCAATTCCAAGCTTATCTAGCTCAGCTTTTAGCTCAGCAGCACTTCTTTTTTCTTCAGAATCTTTGATTTCAATAGTAGCTTCTTCAATGGTTGGTTTTTCTGCTGGGGCTTCTTTTACTTTTTTGACAGCAGGCTCTTGCTCAACGCCATTAACAGCTTTAAAAGCTACATACTTGTCATAAGCTCTTTTGAATAATGTTTTTTCATCTACAGCTACTTTATCACCATAACTATCTGGAACTTTTCTTTCACCAGATCTTCTTCTTACAACAGAATATCTATCCTCACCTGATTCAATATATATGTATAAGCGTGGTTCACCATTCTTAAAGCCATCATAAAAGCCTACTCTTTGCTTACCATAAATTGCCAATTGTTCCTGAGGATTTGTTATATCTAACACTAGTTTTTCTGTCATAGTCTTATTTATTTAATTTGTTATTATTAAAAGGAGAGGAGATTTCTCCCCCCTCCCAGTGAATAGCTAAAGATTAGTTATCTTTGCCATCAGCAACTTCAGGACGAGCGATTTCTAACTCAGCAAGTCCAGTTGAAGGAGTGTCAATTGCAGACGCACCTTTACATCTTCTGATGTAATCACCAGCAACGTCAGCATCATCAATAGAGCCGGCAGTTGCAGTTAGGTAGCAATCAGCATTATCAGCGAAGCTGGCAAGTACTTTACCTACAGCTTTACCACTGATTTGATACCAACCATACTGGTCGGCAACGTTTGCAGACATTGCAAAAGCAACTGGTCCAACAGCATCAGCAACAGCTAAGGCAGTTGAGAAGTCGTCAGCGTTATAAGTAACAGTTGAACCAACAACAGTTGAAGCAACGCCTTTTAAGTAAATAAACTCACCAACGCCATAGTCAGTAGAAGCTTTATCCACAGCGCGAATAATAGTTCCTAGTTGAACTTGAGCAGTTGATGAAGTTTCGTCTATAGCTTGGCTATAAACTGTTTGTTCAATGCTTTTAAAATCAGACATTTCTTTAATCCTTATTTATTAGTTAATAACCTATGCAATCATTACACCGTGTACACGAGCGTTATCAATTGTCATGTTTCCAGTAAATACAAGTGGAGTTACATACACGTCTTGGTTAACAGGACGAGTAGTTTCACCAGTTTCAAATAATGAATCACCTAAGTATTTAAGGAAGATATGATCTGAATTGATAAAGTACATGTGCGCAGATGGAGCCTCAGGATCGTAGAATACGTCAGCGCCTTTGTATTTAACAACAGCGAAGCCTAATTGACCAAGTTTACCATCAGTGATTCTTTGGATAGTTTGAAGAGAATCTTCGTAGTATCCGAAGTAAGTAGCGTCAGCTGCAATCAAATCTGGTAATTCACCTGATTGTACTTGGCAACGAATGTAAAGAGTGTTCATTGCGCTTTGGATAGTAGTAGCAGAAGGAGTTACTGTTTCTACAGAGAAGTCATACAACTTGTTCTGCCAGAAAGAGTAGCTAGCTCTGTTAATGCCACCAACAGTACCAGTAGTTGGATCATCAGCAACTAAAGATTGTAAACCGCCGATTTCATTTCCACCAGATCCAGTTCCATCAGCGTAAATTGAAGAACCTAATTGGTTTTTCAAAGAAGCTTCTAAAACTTTCATTTTGTTTTTAAGAAGAGGAACGATTCTTTCAGCGCCTGCGTTTTGCTTCATTTCTTTACCAGACATAGTTACTGTACCAGTAAGGATTTTCTGAGAGAATTCAGCAGAAGTTAATACGTCTTGAACAGTTGTGTCAAAAGTATCATACTCGCCTTGGAATTGAACAGTTCCGTTAGATGCATAAGATAGTTTTTCTTGGAAAGAAGCACCACCTGATTCTTTGATAATGTTACCTTTCTCCTGCATTTTAACTAAAAGCGGGTGATTATTGATAACGTTATCTGTAATACTAGCCTTGTAATTATCCAAGGTAGTAGTCAAAATTTGTGAAACGTTTGGATTAGTCATTTTTACTTATCTATTAAAAATTGTCTTAATAGATATTAGTTTCACTCAAATTATTTCTTAGCTATACAAGCTTCTAATAAAAGCTTCAGTAGCGGCCTCAGGATCAGTAGTTGAAGCTTTGACAGAGCTGCCTTTAGAAGACTGTTTTTTTAATTTTTTAGCCTTCTGTATTTCAGCTTGTCTTTTTGCTTCAGCTTTTCTTAAGATCTCTTCCTCTCTAACAGACGCAAGCTCGTCATCAAGAAGCACAGCTTTTTGATAGGCTTTTTCCATCGTCATATCAGGATTGGAATCATTGAAGAATAGGGCCATATTATGCCTTACTCTATCAAAATAAGGATGCTTAAGATTTCCATTGGCATCTTTCGCTTGAGAGAAATTTTCTATTTCTTTCTTAGCTGAGATTTGCTGCTCTTTTTGTTTTTGCTGTTCAAATGATTCGAGTTTATTTCTAATATCTGATAATTCATTTGATAATCTAATCTCTTCCGGAGTTCTGTAATCTTCATCATCAATTTCACTTTCCGAAACAGTAGATTTACCAAAGTTTGTTAGGTCAACATTAGTTTGTTTTGCTAACAACTCTATTGCCTGTCTAGGATCTCTTGCAGTCAGCGCTTCAAAATCTGCATAATTCTTAACCATCTGAGCATATTGTTGCTTAGAATAGCCAAGATTATTTGCTTGAATTGCATCTTCCAAAACATCTATAATTTTTTTTGATTCGCCTAATTCTAAGCGCTTTCTATCTAAATCAGCACGCGATTTCTTGCCTGCATTTATTAGCTTTTCTCTTAGTTCAGGGTCCTCTACTGATTTGACGAGATCTTTAAATTCCTTAACATGGCCGCTAAGCTCTTTATCAAGGTCACTTTCCTCAACATCAGTTATCTCTTGTTCATCATTATTAGCCCCTACTGTCTCTTGAGGCTCTATATTATCATCTTCAGCTTCAGTATTTATTTCTTCTACCTCTGCAGATTCTTCTTTAGATTCTTGCGTAGGAGTATCCTGGTTTTCAAACATCTGAGTAACCGCTTGCTCCATAGCTAAATCAGCTGAATTTTCTTGTAGAGTTTCTTGATTCATATAAAATACTATTTTTAATCATTAACACTATATGTAGTAGTAATTATAAGAAAAAACTACTATATATAGTGTTAAAAGTCAAGAATTATCTAATGATTTTAGCACGTTTGAACGCTCTAAAATCTTTAAATGTTCCTCAGGTAATCCTTCGAGTACCTTATCCATAACACCTTTTTCCTGACAAGCCTTTAGAGTTGTTTGTACCAATCCTTGTATATTTCTATTCTCAGAAGGGCTGCCATTGTTTCCAGCAAGTAAAGCCTCGTTGATAAATCTTTGTCCGTAACTTATTAATTGATGATTGTTAACATCCTTATCATCAAAACTCCCATCGTTTAATTCATCCTTTATTTTACTCCAAAGTTTAAGCTCTCTCATTCTGTCTTTTGCTGCAATCTCCATATTCTTCTTCTTAAACTCAGCTTCTTTTAAATCTATTTCTAATTCTTCTCTATCTAGTTCATCTTCAGTTGTTTCCAACTTCTTTAGAATGCGTTTTACTTGTAATATATTGCGTTGATACTCGAAACTTAGGGTAGCAAGATTCTCAAAGAATACAGCTTGCTCCTTAACAGCTTGCCAATATTTAGATGCCTTAGTAGGGAATTTAACATTATTTAAAACAGAAACCATCATCTCTGTTTCTGTTCTCCAGATTTGACGCTTCTCATAAGTATCTTGAAGCTCTTCTTGCATGGTTTGAATAGCGTTGAAATCTTCTTCTGATAAGAAGTTACTATTCTTTATGCTTTGTAGCGAATCGCTTGCGTATTTATTTAATGTAATCATATAATTAAATTTACTACTTCTCCGGTTTCTGGATCTGTATATGTATTTTTATCCAATTCAGATTGCGCGTATTCTTTAGATACTTCGTCGCAAGAAATACTAGGCGTCCAGGAATTTTCGTTCTCACCTTCTACAACCAAAAACTTATCTACAAATAATCGGAAAGATAAGCCTAAAGACTCTTTATCCTCATGACTAATTAAGCCAGAGATTACTTTTTCTTTTAATTCAAAAACTTTCATTAAGAATACTCCTCCGTTGAAGCTAAATAACTGGCACCACCAGCTGTAGCAAACCCTGCTGTAGTGCTACCACATCCATAAGTATCGCTTCTAGCTGTAGCTAAAGAATCAATACCAGACCAAGTACTACCATCGTAAGATTCAGCTGTAGTTAATTCTCCACCAGTATCATTTCCCCCAAACATAATAGAATCCGTCTGTGTCCCAAATGCTCCAAGATCTCTAGTTGCAGTTGTAATAGAGCCGCCACTACTCCAACTTGTACCATTATATTCTTCACATGTTGTAATTCTTGCGCCACTAGCACCAGCAATAACAAGACCAGCAGATAATGTTCCTGCTCCAGCGGGACTTTCATGATTAGATGATGATGCACCGCCACTACTCCATGATGTACCATTATATTCTTCTGTTGCGTTTGTTCCATTACCTCCAGTGCTAACACCTGCTGACAATGTTCCAAATCCTGTGGGGTTTGCAATGCCGGTTGCTAAAGTTCCGCCACCGCTCCAGCTTGTACCGTCATATTCTTCAGTTACATCACTAGAAACAGCGCCCGTCCAACCAGCAGCTTTTACACCAGCAGTTAATGTTCCAAATCCAGATAGCCCCCTTACCGCAGTTGAAACGGCTCCTCCACTTGAAAAGCTAGAACCATTATATTCTTCGGTAGAAGTAGTATTACTACCGCCAGTAACCCTGCCTGTTGCAACAAAGCTAGCAGATAATGTTCCACCTGCAACATGGTTGTTTCTACCAGTAGATAATGATCCACCTGCTCGCCAGGTAACAGAAACATCAACAAATAGATATGGATTTACTAAATAAGGCATAAATTAAGTCCTAGTTAAATACATTGTTATTTTAGCGCCAGTTGCCCCAGTTCCAGCTGTATCAATATCGAAAGTAATTTCAGCATCATCTGCTAATGAAGAGTCACTAATAACAACGGGAGTCGCAGCTGTAGTGCTAGTTTTTTCATTAGCATCGATTGTTAATTTTGTAGAAAGAATAGATACGCCACCTTCATTAATATCGAAAGTCGGGGTGCCTGAGGAAGAAGCTGTTGAAAGAGAGCCTCTAACATCATTAACTGTGCAGGCATAAGGAGTTCTCCAAGTTAATTTAGCAGTTCCTGTTTCAATTGCTGTCGTTTCATCAGAAAGAGCAAATGTGAAAGGGATAGAAACGCCTTTAACAACGCCGGTTCCCTTAGGGGTTAATTGGATATCAATATTTGTATCGTCACCCGTTGCCTGTAAAGCTGGTGCATTACCAGTTGCAGCATTTACAATTGTGAATTCATTTACCGCGCTTCCAGTTTCAGTGAATTTTAATAATTCGTTAGTACCATCACCTAAAGCGTTACCATTTACATCTAATTGTCCACCTAATTGAGGAGTTGTATCTTCTACAACATTAGCCAAAACGTCTGTCCCAGGTACTAGTCCTAAAGTTGTTCTTTGGGCAGCAGCATTAGCATCATCTAAAAGTGCTCGACCAGCTGAGGTGCAAGTAATTTCTTCTATAGTTCCAGCCCCAGCGGTTGACCTACCTAATATAACGTCAGTACCAGAAGTATCTTGCATCTTGTCATAAGTAACTGCATCTGAAGCAATTGTTATGGCACCAGTATTGGCAAGTGTTGCATCTCCGGACATTGCCACTCCTGTTGCGACATTTGAGCCGTTACCAACTAAGATATTAGTATCTGTTAGAGTGGTTGATACTTTTGCATCCATCTGAGTTTGGATAGCGCTTGTAACACCTTTAACATAAGCTAATTCTGCTAGAGAAGGGTAGGTTGCCACCGCAAGAGAAACAAATTCCTTTGAAGCGCCAGTCGCCACAAGTTCTGATGCTGTTAGACCGGTATGTGCTACGTCAGAAGACGATAATTGAAGTGGGCTACTTGTATCTTCTCCATCGGATACTGCTCTAAGGGTTGCATCGATACCCGAGTTGCTATTACTAACTTGTAGTAAGTCTTTATATGTATTTGCTACTGTATTTCCTGTAAGTGCTGCCATAGCTAAAAAATTTATTAATTTAAGTTAAACTTTCCCAATTGCTTGATAGGCTCTCCCAATTTGTGGAAATGCTATTCCAATTATTGGAGCTACCTATGCCCAAAGTTAAGTCATTGATAGAATTAATGTTTCCATCAAAATGAGTAGCTGAATATTCAGCCAGTAATTCATTGATATTGGTTTTGGAGCTAGAAAGGTTGCTTTGTAAATATTCTGTTAAGGCACCTGTAACATTGGTGTTTGTTATACTTTGGTTGGCGGCAAGCTCTAATATAGCTTCACTATAATTAAGCCCCGTCTTTGAGACTAAAGTTTCAATCGCTGCTATTATGTTTCCTTGGTTTGTTGCCATATTACCAATCCTTTATTGTGCAATTATTTGCCTTTAGGTGCTCCATATAAGAGGATTTTGAGGTATGTATACTACCATCAACATTACTCTCTATGCCACCATGTTTATTAATATATCCATCTACAGTTAGATCCTCACCTTGTTTCTTCTTACTTTTATAATTCTTTATTTCTTCCGCTTTTTGTTCATCAGAAACAAAGTTTCCAGCTGTAACAGATCTCATAAAATTAATTAACTCAGGATCATTCCAGTCCTTTATTTCTTGATCCTTCTTCTCAATATATTCGTAGCGACCTTCCATGTTTCTCATTAGTTCTTTTGTCATACTAGATCACTCTCCCTAATTAAGTTTGATACTCTGTCATTAGCGACTTTAGCAAGTTGATCTGCAGATTTAGCTCTTCTGTCAGCCTCTTTATTTACATCTTCAAATTCTATTTTATCTTCAAATTGAATTTGATCTTGAAGGAGCTCAGCCTTCTTAATATTTACTTCTTGCTGTTTGATATCGACTTCCTGGGCCTTTAATTGCATCTCTAAATCTCTTCTCTGATTCTCAGCTTGCGCTAGTATTTCTTCAGCTGATGGTTGTTGAGGGGCTTCTTCTTCCTCTTCTGGCACCAAGAACTCTTCTAAATTACGCCCAACTTTGAATGGACGGCTAATAAAACCTAGAAATTCATTAAATGCAGATTTGTTAATTATGTTATTTTGTAAAAGAGGGAATAGGGCGCTAGAGAAACTGGTAACAGCGTTGACGAACTCTATTCTGTCTTGCTTTTCTTGAGACTGATCTACTCTTACAGTACTTTCAGTTTCAATATCAATTGAGAAATCACGGAGCCTATCATTCTTGATAATAACGTCCAGCTTCTCTAGCTGTTCAGGAGTTACTGCATATCCCTTAAGATCTTCCAGAGGTTTCTTGAGAGTTTTTCTCATACCTTCGGCTGCTTCTTGTTGCAGCCTCGCCATTTTTTGCTGTGCCTCTGGGTCTTGAGGGTCAATCAGAGATTGTGCTTCACCTAACAATGCATTTTGTTTAGCTGCAGCAACTTCCTGAATACTTTGAATATCTACTATCTTAAGGTTTGTCATCTTAGCCAACTCAACTGCCGAGTAATTCTCGACAATTAATTCTGCCATTAGACGAATTGTATTTCTTATATTAATTTCAACTTCTTCTTGTAGTGGTTGAATGCGAGAAATTGCAAAATCACCCTTTAATCTTTGAGCAGTTGCAGTTTCACTTGCAAAACTAGTGCCGCGAACAATATCAGAAAGGCCAGTAATATCTCTAATGTTATTAATAACACGAGCTTTCTGATCGTTTAACTGTGCAATAGTATTAATAATATCAACAATGGGCTTGGTAAAGATTGCATCTTTAATATTGCTTCCAGGCTGCACGCCTTTCAGAGGGGAAAATTCACCATCATCGCCATTTAATAAGTTCTCAATATCAGAGCCTTCAGCAATTGAGTTATAAACACCGGTATATTTTACCTGCTCAACTAGAGATCTAATTCTATCATCGATCTCATTTAATTCTTCTGCCTGCGATTTATACATTCTATACAAAGGCACAGGAATTAAACTAGAAGGGTCAGAATCACAGCCCAAAGGTTTAGAAATACAGAAGAAATCATCTAAATTGTATGGATCTTCATCTTTACTAAGAACTTGACCGGCTAGGCCAGTTGTTAACCAAACAACCTCTCTTTTGTTCTTATCCCATACTTCCCAAACTTCAGCAAATTTAAATAAATCACTTTCATCCTTAACATAGCCTTCTTCTGTTTTTATGCTACTTTGAGTCAGATTAACTTCACTACCAATAGAGCCAAATTTATCAACTAATTGCTCTCTAGTCATTTTATGTCTAAAGGCAATCCATCTTACATCTTCCCATACTGTCTCTGGAGAAATTCTAAAATCTTCCCACTTCACATATTCAACACGAACCTTTTTTGAGCTATAATCTACATCTTCTTCTACAGACTCTATTTCATTACCTTCTTCATCAATTGTTTTTTTAGAAATTTCAACAATCTCACCTGGATCATAAACAACTCTTGAAATACCACGGCCACAAATTAGAAAATCATCTCTAACTTTATTAAATACTGACTTCACATCACCATCTTCTAAACAATAACTAACAGCTCTTTCCATCATTTCTGATGCAATTCTAGCATCTTCGTCTTTATCTAAATATCGACGAGTTATGTTTGGATCAGGAAGTTTAGAAAATACAAGAGGGCGTAGGGTCTGAGTATTGGCCCAGAAAATATTATAACGCTTGTTATTACCGTGTTGATCTTTGTAGATATCTAAATATTTTGCAGCTTCAGCACGCCATGTTTTTTCATTCTTATCAGCGCTTTCTATTTCTCTTGTCCAGATATCAACTAAGGCTGAATCGCCTTTACTAGTGGTAAGGTCTTGTTGAGATTCTACTTGTACTTCTGACATTAAAGCTTGTTTATCGTTCTTCTTTTATCATCCTTTACGATAAACAACGCATGTCAGCCTTGTACAATTAGGATTTGCGTGTTATTATTATATGAAAAATTTTAATTTGCAAGTAAATTTTGGGACGTAGCCAAGCGGTAAGGCAGCGGGTTTTGATCCCGCCATGCGCAGGTTCGAATCCTGCCGTCCCAGCTATTCAAAGCTTTTCTTATTGTTTTTTCTTTTGATTTGAGCACGCACATTCTTAGGATTGAAATCTTTATGCCACTGATCAGCGATCTCCAGAGGACCTTTTGGTAAATCAATAGTAATAGGGCGACTCATACATAAATATCTTAATGTATCCACCGCATGATCCTCCATTTTAGTATCTAAATCCTCAGGACGAGTATTGTCATATTGCATTATTGGTAAAGTTCTAATTAGGTTCTTGCATGTATTCATAATGTAGAGTAGGGGTTTTCCATCAACTCCCATAAGTCTATCTCTAATTTGTTGCCATCCTGCAATACGCTTATTATCAGCTGGATGGTACAAAACTCCTTCTTTAGCCATCTGTTCAGCAAGTGAAATACCACTACTTACATCAAATATAGCAGGATCAGCAACCTGTATTCCCATCTCTTCTCCTATTTGCATCTGCCTCGTGTTTTTTGCAACTTCTCCTGCGGTTAACTTTATTCCTTGGTTCGGTTTTCCTGTGGTTCCATAGTATTCTCTATAAATTATTATTGAATCACGTGGATAAACTATAGGCTTTCCATTGATATTTATAATGCTGCCATCACTTATTGCTCCCCATAACGTACAAAACGGCGCAGAATATCCCCAATCAAAGGCCCTGACCTTAAACCAACCAGCAGGGATGATAAATGAATCTATCACATGTTTATCTTTATCCCATCTATCAAAATAGGCACCTTCTATTGCATCCCAATCACCCTCAAGCATAGCCTTAGCCATAGCCCCACCTAAACCAAGAAGCTTGGCTGAATATAGAGGATCGTTTTCCTGCATTGTTGGATTGTCAATCAATTTAGCAGGAATAAATTGCCTTAACATTCCACCTTCTTCATCAGGAACTTGGTAAACCTTCATAGGATCCTTATTGTCAATAAAGGTGTGCTTTACAAAGTCATGACCTATGCCACCAGGGTTAGAGGAGGCAATTATCTTAGGAAGCTTGCTTTTATATTTTTCAGGAACGTCTAATGACCCAAGACGAACACGTGATCTTAGGAATTTATATATATCTTCAGTAAAATGTGTAAGCTCATCTATTAGCAATACATTAATTTCTACACCTTGATATTTATTTTTATCTTTTTCGTGTTGGCAGTGACATAGATGTATTTTGCTACCATTACTAAAAACTATTTGGTTAGAGCTGTAGTTAATTTTAACGCCACCAGAGTTAACAAAAGGGGAGAGTAGGTTAGCAAAACCACTTGGCCCATCTAAATGGTTCTTCTTAAGATCTTCTGATAGTCTACGGAAAAGATATATTTGTATATTAGGAATTTCTAATGCATATGCTAGCGCTATTACGCGCATTGCGTGGGAATTGTGAGTGGGAATAAAAGATCTGCCTGTTAAATATGTTCCTGTTGGACATGCTACGGTAATACAGCGCATAGGTACTGTTGGAATAGGCTTCACATCTACAATATATCTTCTTTTTGTAGTTGCCCTTAGATCTGTCATCTTTTGTCTATTTAGCTTTCTCTTGATCTTAAATACTGGAAAATCTGCTACAAATTTAAGCCTATGGCTATCTTTATATTTTGGATTTTTTTTACTTAACTCTTTAGTTCTTATGGTTGCTATTATTCCTAATGATGATATTAGTTCATGTACATCTTCTATTAAATCTCTATCTGATAATCCTAATTCACACTGACCCCTCTTATCGCAAGAGCCGTCTGTATCCATTATACCTTGTAGAAGCTCTTTTCGCTGCTCTATTGATGCTCTTAGATATTGGGTTGGGATTCTTTTTTTACCTAGAATCCCTAATAATTTAAGGTAATCTTTAAAATATTTAATTTTAACTCTAAGATAAGGCTGCTTATAGCCTTTAAGCAATCTTTCATACTCAATTTCTTCTGGAGCATGTTTTAAGCATTCTCTAAGATCAGACTCCAACATACCCATTAACCCTGTAGATTTACAACCATCACCTAACCATAAGCCTAGTAAATAAGGCGATATTAATAAATCTTGTCTTGGCAAATCTAATGCGCCACAAACATCTACTGAATGATTAGGTCTTTCTATTTTACCATGCTTTATCTTTAAAGTTTTTAGAATTTCTTTCGTTGTTCTTTCTTTTCCCAATGGAGGTTCTTTATAAATATACTCTCTTTCTTGATTTAAGTTAGTTATATTTATTTGAGATGATTTTTTTTTAGGATTCTCTAACGCTCTACTTGCTCTATTTTTTCTTCTTCTTTGCCTAAACTCTGGGGTTAATCTTAATGCCTGCTCCCTTTCTTTATCATTCATCGTAACCCAGAGGTGATTTGCATCACAATCTATAGATTCTCCTGTATTAAATATCACACTGTAACAATCAGGATTTTGATTTACCTCATGTACAGCAGTAATCTCTGTTATCTGGCCTTTGCTATTAAAAACCTCATCACCTACTTTTAGATCGCCTATTTGAGTAAATTTAGAAGGAGTTGCTATAAGATTAGTTAGTCTCTCTGCTTTACCACCTCCTGCAGCACCACCATATAATATCTCTGTTGCATCACTTAGAAAACATTGTGATTGCTTGGGATGTAAGCTTAGGTTAATTTCCTCAGCCGTATTATCCATCAGAACTTAACATAATGTTAAGAGAAGGGAGTAGGGGTCTTTCTTCATCATTAGCAAGAGCAGTTGGCACAACTCTTGGGAAGATTTTAGTATAGAAGGCTTCCAAATTTCTTTCATCCTTCATTGCCCACATCTTTAATCCTTCAGCGCCACCTAGGTTTTCAAATACTTCTTGAATTGCTTTCTTGCCGTTAGTTGAAACTTTGTTTGGCGTTCCTTTTTTTCTACCACCTGTTTTTGGAGATCCTTTTTTCTTTGCCATTTTTCATTTTAAATTAAATATATTCAGCAGCCAGTAGTTATAGAGTTGCCATAAAGAGGGCTTAACTAAACCTGGATTTCCATAATGCTTACTACTTTAGTCTTGGGTCTTACTATAAAAAAAACTTAAAACTTAAAACTTGAGTCTTGAAGTAATAATAGCTCCCTAAGCTATTTCGTTTGCAGTATAATTATAGAGATGATAACGCTCACCTCCAAAACGTCCTTATATTCTCAATTTACACTGAATATAAATCTCATTATACCGGTTCTATTAAATCATTTGTAGCATTAAATACCTCTAGAGCCCCAGTAATTTTATCAAGAATTTGTTGAGCTTCTTCTAAGCCAGAATTTTTTTTCTTTTCATCAAAGCACCTTACAACTAAGGCCTGCTCAACATCATTTTGATTAACACCTCCAGACTCATTCATCTGCTTAATGCCGTTAACATTATTAAGGCCATTATAGGCATTAATAATAAGTTGCCCTACCTTGTTATTATATTCAAGCCATTCTACAATGGTTAGCTCCTTATCTTCAATCTTCAAAGTTAGGGTTGCATTAGTTTTAGCTAAAGCTTTTCTTAAAGCTAATCTTCTATTGCAAAGATCTATAGTAGATTGTATTAAGCCTAATACCTGTTTTTCTTGTTCATTTTTATCTTTGAAAGAAGGGCCTATCTTGTTACAATAAGATGCATATTTCTGAATATCTTGATTATTTTTTTCAATCCTTTTCTCAATTAAAGGAATCTCTTTTAATGCTTGTATTATTTTCATTTTATGTAATTTGTTTGTTATTTTTAATCTAAAAGAATTCTACTGTAGATTAAACTTATAACAAGTTTATCGTCGTATAATGGGTTATAACGTATTTACACTATCTTTATTTAGTACACATCCTTATAGCAATGTACACTAAGTTCATAATTTAGTATACATTACCATAGTTGGCTTATTTTGGACTAAAATAAAAGTAACTGTATTGCTACAGTTAATGCGTAACATAGTATTTTATTTTTTATTTTTCAAGGAAATAAGTTTACATAACATTTCTTATGTACAATGCCATATTCTTGTCTGGCGCTTACTCACTGTAGTTTTCATCATTGTTAATCAAATCCTCAATGGTACCTATAGCCACAGCATAATTTTGTTTTAATGACTTATTCTCTTCTTCAAGTTCCTTAATTCTTAGCTTTAAAATATAAATATTTTTATGATTACTGAAAGCATTTTTTCTCTTTATTTCGACTATCTTCTCTTCAGCGTCCATTAATAATAAATTTAATTGAAGCCTAACCCCCTCCCCCTTCCAAAGAAAGAGGCTAGGCCCTATTCACATCAATATAGATCTAGCAATGCAAAAAACTAGAAAACAACGCAGGATAAAAAAGGGGGAGATGATTCAAAAAGAAAGCCTTATTTTAGTCCTACATTATTTTCTAAATTATATTGTTGTGGTTAAGTGTCAATTTATTAATTTTTATTATAAAAACCACTCTGCCCCTGTAGCAATTAACATGCCCTGAACACGACATTGTTGACATATTAGATATCTTAGCGGAATCTTTTGGTTCCAAACGTTCTGCGCTCTATCATGGCAGTTTAGGCATATTAATTCACCTTGATAATGTGGTTCATCTGCTTTTTTCATTTCATCTTTTAAGTTTTTTATTTCCCTTAGATCTTTTATGTTAATTATCTGGGCTGTCATCTTTATAACAAATCTATTATTCCTTCTTTTTCTAAAATACTCATGGCATCTTCCATCGATCTTGCTATGTAATACTTATCATTCATAGACTCCTTACAAGTTTCTTCAAATTCTTTCTGGCTACTTGATTGCTTTCCTGTTTCAGTTTTACATTCAAGGTATATATGGTACATTATCTCACCCTTTAGTTTTCTAAACTCATAATCCGCCTTTCCTGGACGCAGCCCTTTTGCCTTTAATAATTGTCCTGTCTTGAGCGCTCTATTCTCTCCGCTAGCATCATAACTCCACCAAGAGCAATTTAACTTGCCGTAAGATTCATATCCTTTTATTATGGATGCTAAGTTTTTGTGAAAATAGTCTTCCTTTCCTAGGCCTCTTCTTGCCATTGTTGTTCTGCCTCTATATTTCTTTTTTGATACTCTTTCCAACCAAGCTGCTCTTCTTCATATTCTTTTGTGCCAAAGGTATTTCGTTTAATCCAAAGCTGCCAGTAATCGTTAGGCTCCTCAGAAACAAAGCCTCTATCCGAACATGCATAACTTATTGTGTTCGTGGCTTTATCATAAATTGTCCAACTATAACCATCAAAAACTTCAATATCTTTAATATTTGTAATTTTTGTCATTTTCCCGTTAATTTTATTAAGTTGATATTCTTAGTCTTTCTTTAATTCAGGATTAGTTAAAATGGAATCTCATCATCAACTTCTGCCTTTTCTTTATTACTGGGTAAAGCATCTTTCCAGCTTTTATCTTCTGCCTTTTCCTGCCAATGTGTGTCAGTATTCTTGGAGTCAAGAATATGTAAAGTTGAATTGAAATTATTAAGAGCTACTTCGGTTGTATATTTCTCAACTCCTTGCTTATCGGTCCATTTTCTGGTTTGAAGTGAACCCTCTAGGTAGAGTTTTGTGCCTTTTTTGACGTAACTCTTTACTATACCGACTAAACCTTGAGAGAACACAATCACGCGGTGCCATTCTGTTCTTTCTTTACGTTCGCCAGTTGATGTATCCCTCCAGTTCTCAGAAGTTGCTAGAGAAAAAGTTGCTATCTCTTTTCCCTCTGGAGTTATCCTAATTTCAGGATCGTTTCCTAAATTCCCTACTAAAATTACTCTATTAATCGTCATAATTTACCTCAATAAATTTACCATTATTATCTAAAGAATACCAAGTATCAACTTTTAACCCATCTGTTCCTATTTTACCAGTTACAATCTTTTCTGGTAAGTTATCGACATAATGAGTTAAAGCTATCAACGTACCATCAACCCCTTTCGCTTGGCTATCTTTACCAGCACAAACAATGACAAAGTTTTTGCCACTTGCCTCGTTTCTTGAGCAATCCCCACTAGAAGCATTGTTTGAGTAAAACTCCACTGACAATATTATTTTATTAATTGTCATTATTTGATTTCCTTAAATTTTAAATAAGAGCATTTTTTTGTAGAGACATAGCTAAACTCATAATCAGAGCCAATAACTCGATTATATTTTCTAGTTTGTTCTAGTAGTTGATTATAAATATGATCTTTTTCTGCTTTGATTTTATTTTCTTCTATATTTGCATACATTCTTTGATTTATTAAATCATTTATAGCTTTATCTTCTTCTTTATTTAGATCTAATTGCAAAGTACCATATCTGTCAGGAAACGCTAATGAGAGAGCCTTTCTGTCCTTCTTTATTAACATAGGATCTTCTCCATATATTAATGAGGCGTAGTTATCATTATCTAAATCTTCTTGAAATGCAACTAAAGATTCTTTGATCATTCTTTGTATTGCAGGAATTGCAGAGTAAACATAGTAGTTACAATCATAAATCTCATTTAGATAATCGATCAATAAAACTTCCATCGCTTGTACAGACTTACCTTTTTGGAACTCATTATCTAAGTCAGCCTGTTTAGGATTTATTGTAGCCAATATACCCCACTTAAGACCAAGAACCATCATTTGATATTGTATCTGAAAAATATATTGATAGCGCGCCCCCTGTTCTGCTGTTAGGGAGTCAAAATATCTTGTTGTTTTAAGCTCCAATACACCAACACCCCAATCACTGGACACTTTAAGACCCTTATCATCTATCAAATATTCCATAGGGCTCACAAAATTAACATATCCATCAGGAGAGCAGCTAGCAAGAGAATGTATTTCCTTGTTTTGAATAAAATCTTCTGATTGAACAGCTGAAACGCAGTCTCTTAACTCAATAGTATTTAGTCTAGATGTAATATAAGGCTCCATAGCAAGGCCAAACTCTCTATTAACAGAACTAAAACTATCATCCTGTAAATTATGCTTTATCTTAATAAAGAGCTCCATAGGAGATTTGAAGGGCTTTTCTGATAGTATGTTAATATTATGTTGCTCCTCTATCTTTCTTAGCTCTTCTTTTTTGTAGTGCCAAACTAGGGACCAGATTTCCGATCCTCCGATTGTATTTAATTTGGCGTCTAACCATTCTTGCGTGTGCTGTTTTATCATTAATTAGTTTCCTTATTTTGTGTTGTTTGTAAATTTGCATCAATTGCATCTAATTGTGCAAAAGGTGCGGTTTTTGAGGTTGGCGTAACGTTTATCATTTCTTCACCTTGCATTTCCTCCACAGAATGACAAAGGCCTAATAAAACATCAGCAAACTTATCTCTTAATGCAAAAGCTCTTGCTTTATATCTAAGCATTCTTTTTGGGTGAGTTACCCATGGCCCAACCTTGCCCCACAATTTGGCCTTCTTTGCATCAGCTACGCTAAATTTCTCTACCGTAGCCTCCGCGTCACCCCTTCTTTTAACCGTACAAATTGCAGTAAAGCCGTCTGAACCCTCTTCGCCTTCGTAAGATTCTTCAAACACCTCTAATAAGCCCGACTTTCTTGTTAATGCTAATTGAGCATCTCCATAAATTGCAGGTTTACCATTAATGGTTGCAATTGATTGAAGCGCTCTCATAGGAGGAAGCCCTACTTCCATTCCCAAGTTAATAGCAGCGAATGCGTTATCTGGTTGTCCTTTATATTCTTTTGGAACAAAGTCAGTTCTTGCAAAAGCCTAAGCTATTCTATAAGCATCCTCTATTGTTGCAGGAGTTAACGCTTTACTTCCTGCAAAACCATTGATAGATATTTGTGTTTTTTCTGTTTCTTTAGTCATTTGTGTGCTTTTTTAGTTACTAAAAATATTCCTCTTTTCAAAAAGTTCTTTGAAATCAGGATTAGAATCTGCCAATTTTTTAACCTCCCAAAAGAAATCATGAGCGTCCTTCCATTGACAATAATCTTCTAAATAATCATATGAGAAATCGACCTTACCTAGTTTATTCTCAAAATCTTGTGTACTAATTGTGTTCATTTTGTTTGATAGTTGAGTTGATATTTATTAGCCAAGAAAACCAATATATCTTCACGCAACTCTTCATTGTCATAACAAAGTTCAGCCAGATCACAGTTACCAATATAGTCATAAGCGAGGGCCTCAAATTCGTCTTTAATTCTGTGCAAAGCATTATACTCACTACGAACCTTATCTAACTCACTATATCCAGAATAATGTGGTACATACATTACACCGTAACGTTTGGTCTCATATACGGGCATACATTGTTCTTCTAGAAACTCTTCAACTAATTCATCAAAGATAGAGGTGAATTCTTGGTAGAGGAGTTGGTTATCTACTAAAGAGGGTAGGTTGTTATCGTTTGATATAACTACTTCTTGAGTAGGGGAGTTAGGTTCTAATTGAATGTTGTACATTTTTACTCCGGTTGTTAGTTAGATAATCTAGTTATATAGTACTTACTTATTATATAAGGAAACTATATTAATATTATCCTAGGAAAATATACTTTATTGTCAACACTTATTTTAACAAATTATTTAAATATGCCTCGATATGCTTTTTATCACGCTTTAAACCCTCTACTATGTATTGAGTAGCCTGCTCCTGTTTATTCATTCTGTTAATTCTGGCAGCTATTTCCAAATGATTGTCCTCTTTGGGCTGGAGTAGGGCCTTTATACCAACAGTCTTTGGCATAAGGTCAAACTTATTCATTGCATCAGCTCTAGATGAAATAATTTCGTCTATTTTCTTATCAACCGGTTTATCAGCAATAGTTCCTGTTTGCTCATGCCTAACAACGGTCTCTTGACTATCCTCTTTAGGCATTCTATCCTCAACACTTTTGCCAATCCTCTTTTTCAAGGGTAGTACCTTTGATTTTGTTTTTAAAGTCCTTCTAGCCATAAAATATCTCCTTACAAAGTTGTCTAAATTCTTTTTTTGCCTCTTTTTCAGATTTTGATTTTGCCTTTATCTCAAGCACTGACCTACCTTCATCGCCAAGCGAATCTTGATAGCACACTCTATCTTTTATAAAAGACTTCGAAAATTCAAAATACTCTAAATCGGGCTGAATACGTAGAAGCGCATTTAGTTGATCCTTACTTTTAATTCGGTTAGGAACCAAAACAGTCTCAACATCTCTTGCCTTTAAAGGAAGCTTTGCTTCTACCTTTTCTATAGTTTTAACATCAACAGGGGAGGGTTGAATTGGCATCACGACCTTATCAGCCAATTTTATTGCCAATTCAAGTGCTGAATTTCTGTCTACTTCTTCTATATCTTCATTCGCTTTACCAAACTCTATTATAATAACCTCGTATTTTTTACCAAGCTTTACAATGTTTTTTCTCAAATCTTTTGTTGGCATATTTTTGACAACAAGCTCTGGCTTAATTCCAGCCTCTTTTCGCTCAAGAGCAAAATCAGCGGAACTATATTGATCATTATCACAATCTATCAATATAGCAGAAATATCTTGCTGGGTTAGCCAATAAAGAAAATTATAAGCCAAGGTTGTTTTACCAATGCCCCCCTTATTACCTACAATTGCTAAAACATAATTTTCCATGTTAATTATCTTTTAATTTTTCATTACATATCTCTATACCAACCTCTATCAGCATAGCGACAGCTTCCTTTTGAGATCTGAATTTCTTCCTTTTGTGCCTAACATAAAAGGCTTCGATCTTCTCAATTAAATCAACAGGTAGTTCGACATTAAGTTGCTTAGTGTCTTTCTTTGTCATAATAACTTAGTTTAACATTAAAATATGATAATAGTAAAATAGTAAAATAATTATTTTTATTATCTAAGTCAATATAATTTTTCATTTTCTATCCATATTTTTCTTAAATTCTTCATCCGTACCCCTTTCTTTTTTCGTTCCATCACCCTGGTGAAGTTTTTTTCACCACATTCTACTCAACCTTAATAACAACCCCCAACCCCTTCAAAACATCCTCATATTCCAGAGCTTTCTTGTTTTTAACGAGTAGGGTGAATTTTTTACCTTTCTTTTCGATTTTGCAGTTGGCAAAATATTGACAATCTTCGTGCTTAATATTTCCAACAATAAATTTGATTTTACTACGTAAGTTTTTTATTTCTTCAGATTCTTGTTCAACAGGCTCTATTGATTCTGTTGGTTTTGGTGGAGTTTTAGTTCCACTGTTGTTTGGATTATTGACCCATTTTCTTATTATGCTCCTAGGGCTATTTCTTAATTTATCTTGATCATTGATGTAGTTTGTTAACTCTTTTATATTTTTTATATCAAAATCTTTATCAAAATCTCCCTCTCCAATTATTTCATCAACAGTTTGTCTAACTTCTTTTTCTGTAATTCTGGTTTTTTTCTTAGAGAGAGTTTCTTTATTATTTTTTTCTTTATTAGTATTGTATATATTATTATATGACGGCTTATCCGTCGACGGTTTATCCGCTGACGGCTTATCCGTCGACGGATTTTCAGGCGACGGTTCTAAATCAGTCTCTGCAGGCTCTGAGAATATCTCATATTCTTTTTGTCCTAATGTACCATTCTTATTTCTCATCTGTCTTCTCTTTAACCATCCGGCATCAATCAACTCCTTAAAAGCATTTCTTAATGCATCTCTTCCCTCTGAGAAATGCTTTAATATTTCTTTTTCGTTGAACTGCCAATTGGGGGATGTTCCTATTCTAAAAACCATATAGCTATAAAGCTTAAAAGCTTTTCCAGATAGTCTGGCATCCAGCAATACATTGTTGGTAACTTGAGTAAAGTTATTTTGTATTCTGTTATAAATTACTGTCATAATTAACTAAGTCCTACTTTAGTTTTTATAAAACAATTATTAATCTTCTATACCCATGGTCCTCTAAAAATTCCATTCTAGATTTCACTAAACCTTCTTTACACAATCCGCTTATTAATTCACTTAAATAATTCACAGAATTCGGAGCAACATCCATTTTGTCCATAATCTCTTTATTGCTTAATATACAGCCTTTTATCTTGCCTCTAGTAAGCTTTTTTCTTGTTTTTAATTTAACGTCTATTAGGTTGTTTTCTATGACATTCAGCACTTCTGGCCGTAGGCGGGAGGGGGAGTTCATTTCCAGATTTTTTAAAGGGTTAAAAAGTTAATTACACATATTACAAATAAACACTTTTTAAAACTAACTTGCAACAACAATTTTCTTTTTTTTCAAAACTGTTTCATTTTAAAACTTCAAAAACTTTCCAAAAACTTTCCACACCAATTTCCTGCAAACGATTTTCACAAACCAAAATTGCATTGTCATTTTTTATTTCTGTTAAGGTGTAAATAATTTTCGTTTCTTTGTCTCTGTATTTTTGATTTTTTCTAATCTGCAATTTAAGAAAGTTTTTATATTTTAATTCGTTAATAAACCCACCTAATTTTAATCCTAAGGTAGGGTAAATCATTTTTCTAACCCCATATACATAAAAATGTAAAGAAGGCGCTGTGGGTCAAAAAAACAAAAATTACCAATCTGAAAATAATCTTGTTGAAGAATTGTTCGTAGCTCATAGTTAATCCCAAAAGTTTTTGTTATTATTGCGCAAGTCCTTTGTGAGATTTTTTTCTTGATCGATCGTGTTAAAAATCATAAACACGATTGCCAAAAAAACAATCACACAAACGACGATGATGAAAAAGGTTTTTAGTTCCATGGTTTTTTCTCAAAGAGTTAATAAAAAAATCACAATCAAAAAGAAAATTGCGAAAGTCCCAAAGTTCGTTTTTTTCATTGATAAAAAATTTAAAGTTTTCCCCACACCCCTTTCAAAGATATAATATAATATAATATAAGGAAACCTCATCAAATTGTTAATAACTCACCTATTTTTACCTTATTAGCCTTAGAGCTTCTAAGATAGAAGGTATGTTAAAAACCTGTTAATAACTTGTTGATAACTAGGGGGGTTATTAACAATTATTTTCAACGTCTTTTATTTCGCAAGCGAACTTTCGTTCGCG